ATCTAATGATGCAGCCTTATTAACTGCATCAAATACTTCTGATAACATCAATGTCATAATTATCCTTGAGGTGGGAATTAAGTGAATTTAATCACTATTTATTTTTAAAAATCCTGAATGTTTTCCATTAGATTTTTTAACTTAGCACTAACAAAGTAATTAAACATTTTATTCTTATCTTTCACAAATTCTCTGTTATAGCTTTCTAAAACATTTTTCTTGATTAAATCTGGAATGTAATCAAAATCAATTAACTTGCGGTTTCTAATGAAACCAGCAATCATCTTTTCATCACAATAATCTTCAGGCTTTTGTTTTAGCCAAGCCTGAAGTTTGTTTGATGAAATTGGTTTTTGTCGTTTTGATGTAACAAATGTGTCATCATCTGACAGGAAGTTAGGAATACCATCACCAGAATCTCCACGAATAATATGTTCATAAAGAAATTCTTCTGGATCATCAATATTGATTAGTTTTTTTGCGATTGGATTTAATTGCTTTACATTCTTATATTTCTGCAATTGACTTAAATCTTTATCAGCAGAGACAATTAAAATCTTTTCATTCTCATGAAGTTGCTTTACAAGAACTGCAATTACATCATCTGCTTCGGCACCATAAACATCAATCACCTTATAAGGCATGAACTCCATGATTTCTGCCTTAATTTTGTTTAAAGAAACAAAGAAACTTTCCCAATCCAGTCCGGAGTTATCTCTATCCTTTTTTCTGTTTGCCTTGTAATGTGGATAAAATTCCTTGCGCCAATAAACTTTGTTGTCACAACAAATAACTAGCTCACCATATTCTGCTTTGTTGTACTGAACAATGCCTCTAATGGTATTTAAAATCATATGACGCAACAAGTCCTCCTCTACCTTAATAGTAGAAGAAGACTTGTTGATATTCAAATTCTGAAATAAATTTGAAATTGCCACCTGATTGAAATCTAATAAAATCATTCTGTTCTTCCTAAATTACGAAGTGCATAACTTTCCAGGTCTTTAATATGACGTTTAATTGTTTTGTCTGGATCTTTTGGAGCTTTTTCTAAGTCTAGTCTTGTATAGACTTTAGTTTCATCAAACTTAGAAATATCATAAATACTTTCTACTTTGTAGCCTTCTCTTAGTTCATTTGTAGAAATAATTTCTGTAATGACACCAAGACATAGTTGTTCTGTTAATGGTTTTGACCAATCAAAACGATAAACAGCATCATCAATTTCTAAACGCTCAACACCAAGTTCTTCACTAGTAAACATTTAATCCTCGAAATCATAATCTCTGGCATAATCGCCGTAGTAAACATAGTTTGTATATCCATCTGGATCTGACTGTCGTTCGATATCTAAAGCCTCAGATAGTGTATACCATGTCTTTTCATCAATGTTCCCATCTTGCTTGTAAATTGGGATCTTGCAAATTTCGCCGTTCTTACGATGTGGGTTAATTTCCCATCCATTCATAATAAGAAATTCTTGTTCCTTAGTTAAGTGACTCATACTTTAAAATGCCTTTAAAAGAATGCAGTGTTCGTTTATCCTTCCGGTTGTTTTAATTGGTTTGGTTTTTAGACCTTCAAAAGTCTTTCTGAATACAATCTTACCACCATTGAGGATTGTTGTCAATACCTCTTCTGGTTTTCTGAGACGTTTTCCCACAGAAAGATTTTCATCAAAATTTAAAAGAGTTGTGCCTTTGATTTCAAAAGATTTATCTTTCTCAGCAACATAATTAAATAAAATTTTGTACTGAGTGTTGTAAACCCATAGATTTGTTGCACCAATAATTTTTTCAGGATTAATACTTTTTAGATTTAATTCCTGGAAATTATCCATATATTTTAGTTTTTTAATTTGCTTTGCAGCGGATTTTGGTTTCTTTGTTCGTGTTCTTTTAACAGGAACTTCTTCAACCTGTTCAGTTACAGCTAGACTTTCAAGAAATGAAATTAACTCTAACTTCTTTTTGTATGGAATATGGCTATATGCCTCAATACAATCAGGCTCAGTTGATGTTAATTCATCTTTTACCTGATTCCATCTCTCTATAATATGTAGGTGAACTTTTTTTGGTACGTTATTTTTTGCTACCCAATCATTATAATTAAAATTAAACTTGTATGATTTATCTATAATGAAAGAATGAACTTTTTCTTCAAACTCACTAATTAAATTAGAAGTGTGTTCATGTTCTTTTTCAATTTTATAAAGCTGCTTAATTTTGTTCTGCTTTACTTTTTCTTCATGGATTAAAGAATGTTCTTCAATTAAATCTTTAATATGAATATTAATCTTTGATAAAGAAGATTTCTGAATAGGACCATTGTTCATGAAAATTCTTAATGTTGGTCCATAAGGAATAAATCTCTTTTCATTAACTGATTCTAGAATATCAGTATCATCCTGTGTGAAACCAGGATTATTCTTACAGTATTCCAAAACCCATTTCTTATGTTGCATAGGTGTAGCATTATAGCTATACCAATTATATGCAGAGCCAAGAATTGATAGTCTTGCTTTATTATGAAGTACAGTTACATCAATGTCATTCCACTTTGGTTCCTTTGTACCAAAAGGATTGATGATGTCCTGTACACGTTCTCGTTTTTCTAGGATGTCTTCTTCAACCATAAGCTCATTATAGCAAAGACTATTTAGGTTGTCAAGAAAAATATTTTTAAACTTTTTTGACTAAACACTTGACAACTTACATTTTCTGTGCTATAATAAGAGTGTCGTTGACAGAGATAATATATTTAATATTAGTAGCAAAAAAATATATAAAAAATATAAAAAAGTTCTTGACAAACTCGTATTCTGATGCTATACTGGTATCATAGTGGTTGAACACCACAATTAAACTTATAACAAAGGAAAAACAAAAAAATGAATACAACTGCAACAACTACAACTCCCTTCCGTAAGGGTTCACAGAACTCACGTCTTCTAAACGCTCTAACAAGAGGTCAGAAGATTTCTGCTTCTCAGGCACGTTCACGTTTTGGTATTACCAACGTTTCTGCCCGTGTTCGTGAGATGCGTAGTAAGGGTGTTAACATTGTTACAAATTACAAGACCTATAATGATGGTACTCGTAAGGCATTTTATACTCTAGGCTAAATAACAGGGGGGTGTAAAAGCCCCCCTTTTTTATATGATAGAAACAATTGAATGGGATAATTATTTTTTAAATTTATTACCCCATATTTCAAAAAAATCAAAAGACACAACGAAAACCTCTGCTATCATTGTAGGTCCAGATCACGCAATAAGATCAACTGGATATAATGGTATGCCAAGAGGTTTTAATGATTTAGATTTAAATAAATGGGAAAAACCAGAGAAATATTATTGGGTGGAACATGCTGAAAGAAATGCGATCTATAATGCATCAAGAATGGGTACTAGTACTTATGGCTGTACTATGTATGCTTCTCATTTCCCGTGTGTGGACTGTGCTAGAGGAATTGTACAGTCTGGTATTTTAAGAGTTGTTTTAATGAAGGAAAATCTTCATCATTTTAGACATCAGACTTCAAAATATTTTGAACATGAAAATAAAACTATTGAAATTTTCAATTCATGTGGTGTGATGTTTGATATTTTACCTTTAAATGTTGACAATGAATGGGCAGTATAGTATACTTGGATTATGGAAATGACAACTGGAATTATTCTATCACTAACTATTGTACATCTTCTTTTTGTTTTTGTGACTGGTTATTCAACATTTTTTTGGCTTTCAAAGCTAATGTTGGTACTGGAAGCATTTCAAAAGGGAATTTTTAATTCAATCCCATTTTGGATTGAGACATCAAAGAAAAAGTATAAGGAAGAAATTAAGGAACTTAAAGGAACTATTCGTGTATGAAATATGAAGAAAAAGAAATTCTAGCAGAAGTTGAAGGTTATATTGAAAGTACATATAATGAACATTATGTTCGTGGAAATGATATTCAAGTAAATGATTTAATCATGGCTATTGGACATGGTGAAGGTTCATACATTTCAAATGCTATTGAATATCTCGCACGTTATGGAAAGAAAGATGGAAAGAATGTAAAAGATCTTT